TGGATCAACCCCATTGTTTTCACAATATAAGATAATGGCATCCATGTAACTCATTCGTTTAGTTTTAACTGTATCTTCGATTAGTAGTGCAAATTTATTCGGTGTTATTATCATATTACTATTATACTATACTTTAAACTTTTCGTCAAGCTCTTTAAGGGTTATATATTCTAAATTTTCACAATCTTCCCATTCTTTAATTCTCACATTAATTGATTCATCTTCAGGATTAACTTTATAAAATTTTGTAAACTTGTATGAATCAAATGTGTTCTTATGTTGTTTAATCCAATGGTGTAAATCGTCTTTCTCTGATTTATCAGGTCTTGCATAATCAGCATCTTGTTTAGCATAACAATCGGTACCTGCATATACATTGTTCACTTTATCATCTGTTGAGTATAAATCATGACCAATAATATAAACTTCATCTGCACCCATTTCGCATGAAAGATAAACGGATCTAGTACCTGTAGCATAAGCAAAATCATTTATAAGTGGTTCTATACTTTGTACCTTATCTTCTTTTGTACCAGTTACATATGTCATACCTGGGTTTTTACCCACACCTTGCATGAAAGTAAATACACCATCAGCGCCATGATAAACTGCTTCTTGACAGCCATTAAATTCTACATCAACTCTACCTTTTTGTTCTAACAACATAGTTTCAGCAATAAAACTTGGTATCGGTGTCCAGTATCCTAAAAAAGATGTATTCTCAAAACAATAACCACTTCTATAAATCTCATGGTTTATTCTCGAATCTAATGCTACAAGTATGTCAGGTGTATAATCTCTATAGATTGCATTACAGCCAACTACTTTACCATACTTTTTGTATTGTTCAATGTCAATTCCTTTTCTTGAATTACCATTACCAAAACAAAAATGTATCATTATATAATCTCCTTTAGTTATGAGGGCGGGAACGCTTTAGGGCATTCCCTTCCTAAATTAACCCTCTATGGTACGGTGTACAGGACTTGAACCTGTATGTCTTACGACAACCTAGTGGTAGCGTCTACCAATTCCGCCAACACCGCTCTTACTCCTCATTCAAGTGGAAACTAGTGCCTGTTTCTGTTGCAAGGTACAGGCAAACCCCTAACAGCCTAGGCTGCTAATGCATACTCATTAAAGTTTGCGTTTGTAATAGTTTAAAGTCTTTGGACTATCCTCTCCAGTACAATTTCTAATAGCTGTCGATCCTATTTCGCCCCCTTAAAGGTCTATCTAGGATTTGGTGGAGGCGCTGGGTATTGCACCCAGGTCCATACTACTTACTCTCATTACCTTCATCAAGAATCCTTTTTAAATCAGGAAAAAACTCCCAATTAACTCCGTAACCTAATATACAAGTTTCAAATGTACTAGGTATGGTCATCATTAATGTTCCTTTATTCCATTGCTCATTATAAGTAAATGTTAATACACCTATAACTGGTTTAGTTAAATCACCAGCACTTCTCACCTCTGCACCTGCTATTGGCACTTCGCCAAATATTTCAAATGCTGTTTGAAATACAAATGAAGTATCCCCACAATATAGTGGGACAGGTTTAGGTATTAATTGTGTTAAATCATAATTTGGTTTTTCTTCTGCTTGTAGTGAATTAAATACTGTATATACTATTCCTATAAATGTAAACCATATAAATAATTCTTTAAATATTTGCTTCATTGTCTTTGTAAAATTCCTCTATTGCTGGTTTCAGCAAAGGTAAATAATCTTTCTTATCTTTTATAAAAGTTTGAACCGCACCATCTTCGGTCACTATGAGGATTACAACTTGATTAATCTCTTGGTTAAATCTTTCTTCATACATCTCACAATAAGCAGAGCCTTGAATAAAATAGTTCTCTACCCATTCTTCTTTCTTTTCTCTTGTAGATGTCTTAAAATCTATTACTGATAATTTGCCTTTATATTCTGCTATACAATCGACTCTTCCTGCGATACCCCATTTATCACTATATAAGCCGCCCTCTTGTAATACTATATTATTTATATCATCTAGTTCAGATTTTAGTATAGTAAATAGGGCTAAAGGTAAAACATCTTGTTTAGATAGTTCACTATTGTTTAAGTAATCTTCGACTAACTGGTGAACTGCTGTACCTCTTTTAGCTGCACTTCTCATTATATTATTCGCTACATCATCGCCAACGGACTTACGCCACCTGTTGATACCTTCTTTACTTCGACCTGACAGTACCGTAGTAATCGATGGATATTTTTTACCCTCTGGTGTAACATAAAAGCGTTTGCCTTTAATTGTTTCAGTATTTATTTCGGGAAGTAGTTTTGTAGAGGGTGTATGTATAAAAGATTTCATATCATACTTCTCCTTCATAAAGGCATTTAATTTGTTCATAGTCTTTATTATAACAGATTATCTAGTCCTTGTCAAGCGTTTTCTCTATTGTATATTCATCATTAGTAATATCTAAAATTTTAATTGATTCATATTTGCCTGGTATCTTTTCTGTTATATTACCCTCAGCATCTTTGTATCCTATAACCAAATCTTTTTTGATCTCATCCCAATCAGATGCCGCATAAACATCAGCTTCTATTTTTATTCGGTATAATTTCATTATTACCCTCTAGTTATTGCTATAATTTTTTTAACTTGTTGCTCTATGACTTCTGCTCTGTTAGGCCAATGTATGTATGCCTCTGGAGACTTTGCTAATTTGATGAGCAGTGGAATGATTAACTTTTCTAAACTTGTAAATTTCTCTTTCATATCTTTACCAAGAGTATCTTTTCGTAAATCGTACTCATCATCCATATGTTTTTTGGCAATATCTAGTTCTACTTCATTCTTTTCTTTGATTTCATTTTTAGTAGAATTAATTAGTGAATGAATTTTATCTAACTTACTCTCTAATCTATTCACAATCTCTCCTGAAACTGCTTTACCAACACTCTCGGATGTTTGTTTAACTACTGCCTCTGTTGCTTTTGAATCTGATACCGACTTGTCTGATGGTTTTTCAGAAACACCTGTAAACCCCCAATCGCCGCCTGTATCAAAACCGTCTAGAAAATCAAAATCTGCCATACTACTATTTATCTACCTCCACCTTTCAATATTCTGTTTTTGTGTTTTTTCTTCATATTAGCAACTTGCACATCTTTAATTGATTTACTACCATATTGATCTGCAAGATGACTGCCGGGATGGGCTTCAGATATTTTAGCTAATGTTTCTTTCCAACCACCATCAGTTTTACCATCAAGCGTTCCTACACTTGATACAATATTCATCTGTGTTGGTGGTAATAATTCGATATGTTTCTTTTTAATAAACTTTTCCATCTCAGATATAAGCATTAAATCTTCCCATATCTTATTTGTTTTGTGGTCTTTAAATCTATATGTTGGCATTTATTCCCTCACTATACCATTCAGGTATACTTGTTTTCCATGTGGCAAAACTATTCTTATATTTGATATAGTAATCTCTATAAGCAGTAATACTATCTTCGTTCTTTACATCATCAGGCATTGCCTGTGTTGGTTGCTGAAAAGGAATATTTAGGGGTATATTTTTAGGTGAATTTCTCAACAAGTCTTTTAATACTACATATGATTTATGTTCTTTATTAGAACCATATCGTATTTTAAATTCTTCATGTAAGCAAGACCACATCTGATATAACCATTGATAGTTGTAGGCGTTATCTCTAACCCATACAGCACTTGGGTGATTTATATGACAAGCTTTGTAAATTGTAGCTTCTTCGTTACTATTCTCTAATCTGAATCTAGTTACTTTTCTACCTGTTTTTGATTTTGCTATATACTTAATGCCATCAAGCATTCTATGAGCAGTTGACATCAGTTGAGCATACTCGATAAGCATTTTAACCACGTGTTTATCTAAATGCATTTCAGCACAAATCTTGGGATCTTTATGTAAATAAAATATATTCATTACGCTATTATAACATCATTTAAGTCTTTTGTCAAGTACTTTGATTGAAGTTGCATTAATTCATGTAACTTATCTTGCCACAATCTTTTAAAATCATCATTTGTAGCATCTTGAAATGCATTATATAATACCGTTACTCTTTTCCAATACAATTCTTCACTATAGTTCATATACACCTCTTATGTTGTATTTAATTAATGTTGCGACTAGTTCTGTATAGTTCGGTCTACTAGCATACTTTGTTAATGTGTGTGCTAAATCTAATCCATTTGGTGTTTCACCATGTTCTAATATCTTTGCTCTCACTTCTCTAAATTCTTCATAAGCAAACACTTCGTTTATTATTTTAATATAGTGAGCAACACTATCACATTTAGTTTTAAATACTTTCACACCCCAACCTGGCCACTTTGTCCACGGTATAGGTAATAGATATGGTTCATCTTTATTCCATGTTCTAATACCAAATAAATTATTTGCCTCGTTAGCAAATCTACTTGTTCCCCAACCAGTTTCTAATGCTGCCTGTGCAATTATTAGTTCTCTAGGAATTTGTTTTTCTCTAGGTACATCTATGTATAGATGAGTAATACATTCATTTAGTGAATATACAAAATCATCTTTGTTATCTGTTGCAACAACTGGTATAATTGAATATTCTTTCTCAATCATTCCCACATCAAGATTTTCTGGTGGCTGTGTTAGTTCATAAAACTCTGGGCACCCATCATCAGTACATGGTGTTGGTTGACAGGCAAATATAAAAAAGTATATACCTGAAATTGCTAGTAGGTAAGAAATGTATTTCATAGTAGTTTCCTCAACTCTCTTTTCGTAGCATAGTCTTTATGTAGTTTACAAGTAAACCATCTAAACTTTGGTTGTGGTAGAGCAGGACCTTCTATCTCTAACTCGTTTGTTGTTTCTGCATAGATTAACTTTTTCAGAAACAAAGAAAGGGCAGCGTCATACTCTTTACAAGGTTTGTATTCTGCCTTAACTCTTTTAGGTGTTTCGTAGATACCCTTACGGCTTTCTACAATTGCTTTGATTATTTTTTTTTCGTATCTATTTAATTTCATTTATTGCCTTTTCATATGATGAACCTTGACCGACTAATACGCCGGTTTCAAGTCCTGTTAATCTAGTTTTTGTTTTTGCTATTCTTATATCTTCAGAGCTTATATTTTCAAAAGAGGATAAATCTTGTTCTTCAACTGGAAAAACATTTTCTTCTCTTAATTCAGGTTTCAAAAACATATAATATTGATATGCTAATTCTTCAGTAGCAAACCATGTAACTCCTTGAATTTCTAAAATCTCTGGTCTATCAGAATCTTTGATAGACACCATGCAATAGTAATTCATTAAGCAGCCCTCATTGTTGACATTTGAACACGGTATCTAGGACCGTTAATAACTTGAACTACTGCTCTGGTACGAGCAATCTTTTCAATGTGTCCAGTCATATTACTAAATGTAACTTTTTGTCCAACATTAAATGTTGACCCAGCATTCATTGCCAGGATTTGTCTTTGAGTTTTAATCATGCCGATTACAGCATTTAAATCCTCGTTTGTGCAATTTTCTATTCTTGCTTGAATTTCTAGTATTGGTCGTTTCATAATGTATCCTTTTATTTATTATTATTCTTATACTATACACTAGTTTGACTCAAATTGCAAGCACTATTCCAATTTATTCCAGTTAAAAAACCCTTGTTTTCTGTCATTTCTCAAATAAAAAAACCCTTATAAATCAATACTTTAGAATAGTCTAAAATCGTTGAAAAATAAGGGTTTTTAATAGAGGGCTCTAGATTTATTACGGCAATAACCTCTATTTCTTCATAAATTCATCATTCCAATCAAATGCTTCTTTCACTAGATTGGCAGTAAATCCTTTATATTCATTATTCACTTTTTTCTTTACAACTGTTACTAAAAAGTTTGCTTCTTCAGCACATAAACCTTCAAGCATTTGTATAAAAAGTGTTTCTCTTTTTGTATTTGATAGTGTATTATCACCACCTTTTGTAAAAAGATATAATCTTTTTGCTTCATGAGATAGTAATGTATGGTCTGTACCTATTGGTGCATCATTAACTTTGTATGGTATTTCTTCACTTGTTGGTAATGCCCATTCTATCTTTGGATCAAATGCACCTTTTAGCACTTGTCTTAAAGCTACTGAATCATTTTCTTTCAGTACTTTAAGTTTTCTTGGTTTATCTTTAGCGTTATTTATTTTTGCAGCAATCTCAAACATCATTGGTGGAACTGCTCTACCTGTTTCTTGTAGTGCTGCCATTCCTTTTCTTGTTGCTAATGCTGGGTGTGATTGTGTAGGTTCTGTTCCCCTACTATCGCTTTGTATTGAGCCGTCTGCATTTCTTCTTATTATAGCCATTGTTATTTCTCCTTAACAGTTCTTTCAAAGTTAAAATTCATCTATAACTTCGATTAAAGTTTTAAGTTTCTTTGTTATAAAGTAGTTCAGTATTTTATCTCTACTTGCCACTTTAACATCATTAAACTCATTAATTATCTTTGCCTCTAGTTCAGGCGGTATACAACTTAAATCAATTAATTGTCGATTTCGATTGTAATTCTTTTGTTCTTCTTCAGTAAATGTCATAATCATTTCATTTACCCAAGCTTCAATTTTCTTTTTACTTAAAGGTCTTTGTCGTCTACCTTCTTCAACAAACACATTATCATCTGATAATACATTAGGCACACCATCACTTCGGTCACCTTTTAATATATGTTCTTTAATATATATACTTGGTGTTTCACCTGTGCCTACAAATTTAGATAGTACAGGATTATATTGTCTAACATTAGAATTGTGTAATTGTATAAAGTCTTTGTCACCAGATAGTATCAGTACCTTTTTAGCATGATTAGGACCTGTTCGTCTTTGTAATCTATTGACAAGTGTAGCAATAATATCATCGGCTTCTGCTGTTTCTATTTCAATAACTTTGTAAGGCAAGAAGTTTTTAATCTCATCTTTGATATTATGCAATATAGTAAATATAGCATCCCAATCGTGTTCTGATTTTGCTCTATTTGCTTTTCTACCTGCTTTGTAATTAGGAAACACTTCTCGTCTCCATACATTCTTACTATCACAAGCGATTACCATTTCGCCGTATTCTTTTCTAAATTTCTTATTGTGACCTCGGAGAGAGTTTAGAACCATATGTCGGACTAAATCTTCACTTAAAGTCATACTATCTCTACTGAGAGTAACCATAAGGTTTGAAATCATTATTTGGTTTATATCAACTATTATCATATATCTTATTATATCACACTTCTTAATAAATGTAAAGCACTTATTCTAGGTCAAATTCAAAGTCAACATCTACTGTTTTCTCTTGTTTTTCTTCTGGTTTTGGGGGCACCACAACTGCTTTAACAGTTTTGATGATTCTATTGTAGTGAATTTCAGTAAGTTTCTTACCATCTGGTGTTGTAAGAATATTAACAAGTGTATCTGTAATCTTTTGCAATGGGTGGGGTTTATTAAAATCTCTTTTCAATAAACTTTTGATTGATTCTATAGTGATTGCTAAATCTCTTAAAAATATATCATCATTAATATCTACTACATTGTCTTTAAGAACCTCTAATACGTCTAAGCTTAATTGTTCTGTCAACTGCTCAATGAATTGTTCTTCTTTGAAGTGTTGTTTTTGTTCGTCAGAAATTGTTACCTCTGGCACAGTTCGTTTAACTCTATGCATTGGGAATTGTAATATTTTTCCCATTTTTATCTTCTTCTTTTTTTTGATAGTTCTCGCTTGATCCATGATATTGCCTGATATGATGTTGGTTTTCTGTTAACCATTCTTCGTATTGCTTTATGAACAGAAGGGTTAACATCTTCTGCTACTTTGTTATTATCAATAATAACAAAATTACTTTGACCAAACATTCTTTGTAATAAACCTACATTCTTTTGTACTTGTTTATGATTTTGTATTACAATGGCGTCTGGTACTTTTCTTGCTCTCATTTGATTTCTTTTAATAGCAACTTCTAAACTTGTATTTACAAATATCATGTAGGTATCGTAGCCAATATATTTCATTTTACTTGCTTCTGATTCTATTCTTGAAATATCTCTTGCTGTACTATCTAATATAAGACCTAAACGACCTTCTAATGCAAGTTTTAACTGAACACCAGTTCTTGCTTTTGCCTTTGTCC